ATAATCTACTCTATCATCATAACGAATAATAAAGTCGTCAGTGGAGAATGGAGACTGTCCGTTTTCATTATACTGGGTTGTGCCTGATTTTGGTACTTTATCTGCCCAGGTCTCTTTTAAAAAGACATAAGTCTCTTTTGGAGTACCAACATCATTTGTTGTTGTGGTCTCTTTCTCTATTACTATGCTCTTATTTAATAAGCTGGATAACATTTTAAAAAAATACTTTTCGGTATGCGTTAAGGAGGTTTTCAAATGCTTTTGTCTCCCTAAGTGAAGATATATTTGCACTCTGCCTATCGACATCATACAAATCTGCAATTTTTATCAATACTGCTTGTTTTATTGACTCAGGCACATTTAATTCTGCATATCCTGTTTTATAATATATTGTGAATGGTGTGAATTCTCCAGTCGAGACTGATGAGTTTAATTTAATATAAGCATAATTATTGAATATCTGAGTATCTATTGCACTAACTAATGTCGATGAATCCTCAATTATTCCCTGAGTGAATTCTATGAAGTTTCCTTTTGGAATATTTAAGTATTGTCCACAAAAATCGAATAATCTTTGTACATTCGATGTCTCAGCAATATCTTTTCCTATGTAATTTTCAGCAATTTGTGTTGCTGCATAAATTAAATTCTGGATATAATCGTCATCATCAGTGAAGTCCTCTTCTACCCTTAGGTGTCGCTTTGCTTCATAAAGAGAAACAGGCCAAGACGTTCTTGTTTTTACTGCTAAAGACATAATTTTCTCTTTTTTTAATTTAAAAAAAGGAGGAGGATAAGATCCACCTCCTTCTTTTTATTTAAATTCGATTAATTAAATTAAATCGAAACGTCTGCAATCCAAGATGCGAATCTATAATTACGGAATCCTGTGTCGGTTAAGCCGCTAATCGTGACTTTAATTTTTCCTTCAGAATCGTAAGTATAAGGGTTAACAAGGAGTTCGATGCCTGGGCCCCATTCTCCAACTACAGCTGCCTGTGCGTCGAAATAAAGGAGGTGGTCAGTATTTGCAAGTGAAGTTGCGTATGCTTGTATACCATCAACTGTTCCGTTCATAAGAGGTCCGTTCCATACTGGTCCATTAATGGATGCAACGGTTGCTGCTTGTTTAAGGAATGCTGCAATTGCTGGAGTTGCAACGTATACTGGTCTTGCCATATCGTAAGGCACATTTGCCTGAAGATTAACAATGTCAGCATATGCTAATGTGCTACCTGCAATGATTGTGCTTGCATCAACTGCGTCTGTCTGAATCTGGTCAAAGAGGTCTGCTAACTGAGCTCTGTACCATGCATCGCGAATGTCCTGAATAACACCTGCCCATATTGCTGGTTGTGAGTTATTAAGTACTTCTTTCGTGACAACGTTATAAGCTCCAAGACGTCTTGCTGAGAGTTTTAAGCTTGCTGGATCTGCTGATGCATCTGAAACAGCTGCTGCTTCTGATGCGAATCCTGCTGAAACTTGTGGCATCGATGGCAATACTAAATCGCCTGTTAAGCCAGTGAATTTAACAACTCCCATTGCTTCCATAAGTCCCTCTGCTGGAGATTTTGCAATCGAAAGAGAGTTCTCAACTGTCTTGTTCTTGTTATCAGCGCCAAGCTGAGTAAGAGTAAGGTCAGTTCTTAGGAGGAATCCTCCGTTTGCACCTCTAAATTCTGAAGGTACATTTCCAGTCCTAAAAAATTCCTGAAGTCCTTCAATAACTGATCTGGTTTCTTCTTCTGCATCTTCAGTTTCTGGCTTCATCTTTTCTACCATACGTACATTAAGGGTCTCTTGTCTTTCGGCAATTTTAATGTCCTTATCGATAGTCTGCACTTTTGCATCAAGATTTTCCCATTCTGCACGAAGTTCATCAGTCATAGTATCATTGGATGTAATTTCTTCCATCCTAACAATATACTGGTTTCTTTTTTCTTTTAAATCGGTGATTTTCATAGTTTTAATATAATTTTACTTTATTTTTAATAATTTGGTCTTCAACCTATATATTTCGGTACGAGACTTATTGTCTTCAACTCTTTTCTCATCTATTTGCTCTACAACATTTTGGTCATCATCTCGAGCCTCGACTTTTGTTTCTGCATAAGCTGGGAATGTGACCGCACTAACATCTCTAAGTCTTTCGACTTTTGTTATTGTGACGAGCTCATGTTTTGTTCCATCGATTTTCTCAATTTTGTACCCATCTGCTGCTGGCATAAATGCGAATGAGTTCTGAAATATGTCTCCTCGTTGTACTAACTTGTATACATCAGATGCATACGAAGTGTCTGGTAATACTGCTCTAAAAAATAATCCCTTTTCGTCTGAGCGAAGTTCGAGTGTACCATTTGTTGTACGACCCATTACGAGTGAATTGTCGTGATTAAAGTTCAGTACAACATCGAGTTCATCGCTTCTTAGGAGTTCATCGAATGCACCAGCTTCAATGACTTCATAAAAAGAATTAAATAACAACTTCGAGCGAGTATTATAAAGAGCTGCATATCCCTCTAATATTTTCTGGTCATTCTCTTCAACAGCTCTGAATTGGAGGTCTTTTATATCATAGACTCTCTCCTGTATTTTATTATAATCTTTCATAAGTTAACTTATTTTCATATATTCTATTTATTCCACGTTTGGGTTTTTATTATTTGCATCTCTATCCTCTATCGGCATAGTTTGCGAGCTCATATAATGTTTATCTCCCTCTGGGAATGTTGGTAATCCTTCAAGTAATGCTATCTGGTTTGGGGTCATAACACCTAAATCCTGCATAGTTTTATAATAATTACTTCGAGTGGCTATATCAGTTTCGATAAGTGCTTGTGTGACAAACTCTATACTCTTTCCAGTTTTTCTCTCTTCAGCTGTGAGTAATTTAAATTCTAACTCTTGCCTATACATACGAGTTATTCCAGCTATTGTATTTGCAATAAATTCCTGTTGTTTCTGCTCGACATTATTATATTTCGAATATTCGTATACACCTACCATATCAGGTGGCACACCATAAAATGCTGAGAGTTGTGCTGTATCGAATTTCTGACTCTCTATGAATTTTGCATCAACTGGATCAAGAGTTAACTCCTGAATCTCTGTGAATGGAGGTAATTTAATAACTTCTCCTGCGTTTGCTGGTCCGACGTTATTTTTATTCCAGTCCCTCATTGCTTCAGCGAAGGCTTCTTGAAACTGTACATCAGGAATTTGTGATTTAAGTACTTTTGGAGAGAATGCGTTATTCTCATAAAAGTTATCAACTGTTGTTTTCGACTTCCAAAGTGTGGATAAATTAAGACGTTGTGCCTCTATCGGGTTAATACCCCATATACCATTTTTGGTTATCATTTTAAAGTGCAACATATCATTTGCATTAACAACTTCCTCTTTTGTTTTTCCATTTTCGAGTTTGTTGTATACAATATAATACAATTGTCCGCGCACCATTTTATACCCACCAACAAGATTGGAGGGGATAAGTTCTAATGATCTAACTCTACCAGTCTCTCTATTTCTAACTATTCGAGCGAAAGAGTTTCCTCTAAGGTTTCGATTATATTCGAGAGCTGAGAAGAATGATTGTGAGGTTATAATACCATTCGGAGAGAAATGTAATAAGTCATATCTATAATCCTCTTTATCGACGATGTTTCCAGTTTGTGAATTTTGGTATATGTTTACTGGAATGCGCGATATGGTATCTCCTAAGACTTTTATACAAGTCATTACTGTTCCGATCTTTTCTGCGTCTGAGTTTTGGAATGTATTCTTCTTTAATCCAGATTGCAACGGAATTACGACCTGCTCTTCATAAGCTGTATCGTTTCCCAAGTACACTCTGTCAAAAGTCTGAAGACCAAAAATATCGCTAAAAGACCTTTTAAGATTTTCTAACATATCTAATGTTTATTTTTATATTTATTCGTAATTAAGAATACAACTCTTTAATCGATTTAAGTCCCTTATTAATATCTAAATAAGCTCCTATCGACATACCAAGTGCAACGACCCCATCCACAGAGTCATTACTCTTATTTTTCATTATCTTTATATTATTATTTCCGTCAGTATAAAGTATTGCATTTCCAAATTGCCATTTAAGTGCTGGGTTCTCAATAACTATACTTTCGTCGTATATAATTTTCTCTAAATATTTAAGAGGAGTATTAAATGTAATTGCCTTTTGCTGAAACGGTTTACATTTTCCACGTATGCCTATTTCAGCATTAAGTAATTTATCTAAAAATATTGCACTATTTGCTGGGTCATAATATAATAATCGTATATTGTATAATTTATTAAGTTCTGCAATTTTTTCTGTTATCTGGTCATAATCTATCGTCGAATGGTCTGATTTAATTATCAATCCCTCTTTAATCCAGTCTATTATACTAACACCTCCACTTCTAACAAACTTCTCCTCATTATTCGGCATAAAGAATAATGGTTTAATATAACATTTATTATTTTTATAAAATGTACATACAATCGATGTTAAGTCTCTGTTCTCAGATAAGTCTACACCAATATAACAATCCTCTCCTATGAGGTCATCATCTATTTTATCAACAAATACTTTATTTAACTGGTCTATTGGAATCCATGTTGTTTCTGCATCTCTAAATTCGTTAAGTCTTTTCGTTAAAAAGTTATTAAGTTCAGATAATGAGAATTTCGAAGACTCAAATAATTTCTCTAAATCGAAGAGTGGGAATATGTAATCCAATCCAGGATTTGCCTTATACCAGTTCTTCTTATCATTATAATCGTCTCCATCATCTAATGAATAAAGAGCTGCGAATACTGAGTCATCTTTAATAACTTCATTAAGCACAGCTTTATAATACTTTAATTTATTATAAAGAAATCCTTTTATGTTTGTTCCAGCTGTTGTTATAAGTAATAAAAGAGAGTTGTGCTTCTTCTGACACGCTCCTTTTATCATATTATAAATATCGGCATTATCATATTCGTGCACCTCGTCGAGTATGCCTATGTTTGCTGCATATCCATCCATCGATTTAATATCTGACGAGAGTATCTCTATAAATCCAGACTTTCTTTTATTTCTGAATTTTATTTTATAATTATATGGTTCTAATCTTTTATCAAGTGTCGGAGACGTGAATATCATTTTACGTACAAATCCTAAAGATATTCCTGCCTGTCGTCTTGTATTTGCAAGCAACAGCGCTTCTGGATCTATTTTGCCATCAACTAAAAAAGTATACGTGACGAGGAATGCTGCTAATGGAGACTTGCCATTTCCTTTTCCTATGAATAAAATTGCCTCTCTTACTTTTCTATTATCAGTACCTTTATAATAAAATCCATATATGCTTGCAAGAAAGAAACACTCATATGGTAATAAATGAAATCTCTCTACTTTATTATTATGAATGAGGTTTACGAAATATCCAAAATTAAATACCTTATCAACTTCAGACGTTTTAAATTCGAGGTCGTCTCTATGGAGTGCCTTTTTAAATAACTCTACCTGTTTTTTAATATAATAATTCGTCTTTATACTTCCATCCTCAACACCCTCTATGTAATCGCCAACGTATTTCCAACATCGACGAAGATAATCGTCTATGCTAATTAAGTCTTGCTTCATACTCCTGAATATACCAATATCCTAATCCTTGGTGGTACTTGTTTTTAACTTTAAGAAGAGCTATCATCCACAACATCTTCTTCTGGTCAAATTGGTCGAATGAATTTAATAAAAGACTTCTTCTCGAGTATTTGTTCATATTATTCTTTATATTCTACAAACACGGTTATCTTATAACTTTCGCAACAGCTGCTTCCATTATCAGCTTTTTCTACGAGTATTTGTACGTCATCTCTTTCAGCACCTTTTTCTACAAGTTTATCGATAAGCATATTATTAATCTTATTGCGTATGTCTGAAACTCTTCTATAAATTGGTGCATCGACTATCGTCCATTCTTCAAGTCTTATTGTTTCGTTTTCCATAATTATTATTTTTAATTGAATGTATCCTCAAATTGGTCGTTTGCCTCTTGTATGGCAATTTTAAGTTTTTGCCTTTCTGATGGGGAGAGTGCAAGCATTCTAAATATCATAGTTAATTGTTTAAGAGTTTGTGAGTATACACTAATTGCGGGGTTCTTTTGGTAAAATGATCCCTTCTCTGGGTTTTTTGTGACATCTATTTTAATGTCGTTATCTCTAATGTCTTTTTTTGCTTTATTAAGTATCTCGATATTGAATACCAACTCATCAATAAGTATGTCATCTGACTCATGGTATAATCCCTGATCCTCGAGATATTTAATTAACATATCTTTAAGCATAATACATATTTTTATTTATATATACTAATAAAAAATGAGGAGCTAATTTTAACTCCTCATTTATATCTTTTATATGATGTAATATTACTTTAAGTTCTGCTGTTCTTCGAGGTTATTACGTAATTTTTCTTCTGCTCTTTCTAAGTATTCTGTATACTGTCTTATTTTATCCTCTTTTGTTTCTCCATCTAATAAGTTCTTATGCCATTTTATTTCTTGTTCGAATGTTTTCTGATCTCCTTTAAGTATTTCTAATTTTTGTTCTTTAATCCAGGTCTCTTTTTCTTCTCCTTCAAGTTTACGGTATCCATTTTTAAGATATGCTGAAATTCTGTATTGGTTATTCCATCCTCTTATTCTTCCTTTATTATCAATATGAGGTCTGCCTTTGCTTTTAAATGAGACGTTCATTATTTCCTTTGTTCCATTTAATAATATCTCTATTACGTCTCCTTCAACAAATTCTGATTTTGCAACTATTTTTGCTGCTCTTCGACGTGCTGCTTTAAGTCCCTTTACGAGCTGATTATTAAAATATACCTGGTCGTGGTTCGATAGGTCATTAATATCAACTCCATCAAGCGAAATTCCTGAAATTCGATTATGTACTTTATCAAACATAATTTTCATTTCTTCTTCTGAGAAGTTATTACAAAGTTCGTTTGCGTTAAATATCTGAGAAGACTTAATCTGTGTTAATCGGCCTATTCCTATTGTGGATAAAGTGTTTCCGCCTCTTTGAAATTGCATTTTTACCTCCTTTTTTAATTTGTTTACATATCAAATATAATAATTAATACCGAGACTAAAAAATATTTAAGTACTTTTTTTGTACTTTTTAACATTTTTTAACATT